TGCTTTCTTTACAAATTTAGATGTCACATACGATAGCCCCACTCCTAAAGCGATTGGTATAAATATACTAATTCCTAAAGGTGTAGTTATTCTATTTAATGCGTAGTACGTTAAATTTGAAACTATAAAGCAATGGACCATACTTGATAAATGAAATGCCTTGCCAAACACTCTTTTAGATAGCCAAAATGATGTAAGTATAAAAACGCATTCAATAAAAGTGTGATTAAGCGTCGCAATTAATAATACCACGAATATTGTGAATAGATTCCATATCATACTTAATCCTAGATAAATAATAATTGCTATTTTGTTTTCTTTAGTTTGCTTTTTAAAGTTATGCAAGTTTGCTTGCAATCTTTTTAGCAAGTTTTTTAAGTTCATTTTCTTCTGCAAATAAGAACCAACTTGATCCTGGCATGTTATACCCCCTTTCAACGAAATTTCATAATACATAATTAACATTATGAAATAATCTATATTCATAATTGTATTTCTAATAAAATCGTTTTCATAAATAATTTTATTTTGCCCTCTTACTATGTTTGATATTAATTGTAAGATAAAAATAATTATTAATGTTGAAATTATTCGTTTGGATTTAACTTTTTTATTATAGATTTTGCAAATTGTAAATAGATATAAAAATTCTAAAATATAAATTAATGGATTGTTTATATGTAAATATTTATAATATTGTAATAATGCAGTGAATGGTAATGTCATTAAAGTAAATTTTTTAAATTTTTTTGAATTATCATTACACATTATACTTGTCATTAAATATTGATATATAGACAAATTTATAAAATAAAATATAAAAGTTAATTTATGTTTATTAAAGAAAAAATTAACACTATTTAGCATTTTATTGCTTTCATCTAATCCAAAATAATCCAACCCTACTAATTTCATTATAAACACTATCACTAATACAAATAAATACACTTTCAAACTAGTCTTTAAATACTTGTCATAATCTTTAAACATATAATCCTCCTCAAAAAAAATGCTATCACTAGCATTCCTTTACCAACCCTTTAAAGAATATCGGTCTTTGTAATTTCCCAACTTTCCATTTTGTGGGCGATCGTGTGAATATAAGAGTTCCCACCTAGTTGTTCGTATACTGCTAGTAAATCCAAAAAGTTCTGATAAACATAATCTGGCAACTTCTTTAATTCACTATATACAAAATATGTGTTTGTCAATTGATTTTTTAATAATGTTTGTAAAGCTATATTTTGTACATTTTCATTCTTCTTTTCGGCATTTAATTTTTCTTTATACTTTTTTATACTGCTTACGCAATAACCAATTATTCCTCCAACTAAAGTAGTGATTATTGTGTTTAAAATAGTTTGCGTCATTGTTTTTTCCTTTCTAAACTCTTACAAAAAAATTATATCATAAACCATTTTTATTAACAACTAATCATTTCTTTATTAAAACTTTTTGTTGAAAAGGTTCTTCCTTTTCTAGCGGTGGAAATCTCTTTACAACCTCTGCTCTCATTTCTTCATAAATCATTAATTTCATATTTATTTCTCTTTCCAAATAAGCCATTTCAGTTAATAGATCATTTAGTGGCGTAGTTTCATATTTGTTTTGTTTTTCCATCTTTCTTTGCCTTTCTTTTTTTGCCATTTACCTTTTTATATAATTTATCTATGTCCATCGGTTTAAAATCATCAGCATCTTTTTCTTGAATGTATAAAGCTATTGCTAATATTATAAATATAACTAAAATAATCCCAAATAGAATTGCCAAATAACTCCACATTATACATTCTCCTTTCTTACCTCATATTTTTCAATTTTAATCACTCTACGAGTGTATTTACCTATAACACATACATTTACCCCATCTCGTTTAAAACAAGCTTTAGAAACGTCTTTATTGCCATTTAAGTCTACGTATTTATATTCGTACTTTGGTTGGTTCTTTAAATCTTGCATTACGCAAGCCCATAAACAAGTAGTGCCTAATAAAGTCCACAACGCAAAAGCCCCTGAAATTTGCATTATTCTTTTCATTATTCGCATTTGCTTAACTCTTCTTTCAATTTTTTCTCAAAATAATCTTTACTTGCTAGTGGTTTATGACAGTTCAAGCACGCATTGAATAATTTTAGTCTTTTTTTTTCATTATTATAACCGCAATGATTACATTTTACAAAGATATTTTTCTTAAATTCTCTTATTTTCTCTTTTTCTTCTTCTTTAGTTAATTCTTTAGCAGTAAAGTATAACTTTCTTATGCCATCACCTGGCAACTCTTCTACACAATTGTAATCATATAAACCTGTTCTAAATTGAATATTGCTTATCGCTTTTTTTGCGCTTACTGCGTTTGTTTTATAAGTTTCAACAAGTCGTTCTTTAATCTCTCCATCGCCATAATCTATGTACTCGTTTAATTGTACCTCATACCTTTTTTTATTATTCATCTTTAAATGTTCTGTCATATTATTTATCCTCCTTTAAAATATCTCTTAAATCAAATAAACTTGGCTTATCTTTTGGAATATAAATATTATTTGTTTCCATTAATCCATTATATTCTTGGTGCCAATCTTTTATTATCTCATTAGCCTTGTCTATTTTGGATTGTAAATTAATAATATAATCGTGTATAAATTTTGCTTCATTATCATCTAATATCATATTTTCATAATGATATTTTTCAAAATAATGTAATATATCTTCCATATGTTTTTTGTTATTCATTTACTCCACTTCCTTTTTTTCTTCTAAATTTTTAAAATAATTAGCAATCTTTTCAATTTTTTCATTGCTTACTCCTTAAATAAATCTTTTTAATCTTTTGTAGTTAATGTTATTATTTTATATTGACTTTCTGCAAAAAGTGGGTCTTTTTTATAATCTCTTCTTGCTTTTGCTCTTAACTTTTCAAGTTCTTTTTTTGCATTTTCTTTAGATAAATATATTCCCTCTATCCATTCATAATATTGGTCATATACTTCATTATTATTTCCTTGTATTAAATATATTTTCATCATTCACCCTCTTTCCTTTTGTATTCTAAATACATATTAACACATATTAATGAAGATGTCAACACCTAAATTTTGCAGAAATAAAAAAAAGAACTATTTGGCTTTAGTTCTTTTATATCCAGCTACTCGTAATCTCTTCATTTTTGTTGGTAAACCGCTTACATCAGACAATTCTTTGTATTTCCTAGTAAGTAAAGTGATGTTATCTTGTGCTTCGCCTATCAATTCTTTGTTGTCACTTGCTTTGGCGAGTATTTGTATGTCCTTTTGCTCCCTTATTTTGCGTTCTAATGCCCTTTGTAGTTGCTCACCTTGGTAGTTGGTATAATGCTTACCCTCGTATTCAAAACCCTCGTCATTGGCTTTTATTATATCTTTTAATTCTTTATCACTATATTCAGGTTCACTTACTCCTAATATTATACTAAATATATAGTGGTAGCAGTTAAGCTCTGAAATAGGTCTGTAAGAATCGTTGTCATCGTGGTCTAATGAGTAAACCCTACCTTTATAATCCTTTGCAGCCTCGCCATTTTGCAACTTGGCGTATTCTTCATTACTAAATTGTCGCCCTTGGACTTTCTCGTGATCAGGCGCAGGGTTGCTATGAACTGATATTTCAATTCCATCAGAGTCAAACTCTTCACCAACAATTTTTTGGTTTTCGTTGTGAAGTTCTCGCAAGGAGCTTTTTAAGTGCATACGAATAGTGGAATCCAATCGCACCGAGCGACCACTTTTGTAATCGATGGTTTTCAAACCACTACCGCCGACTTGTTTTAAAATTCGTGACATTGCGTTGTCAAAGGTTTCCTTGCCTTGTCCTACGTTAAGTAAAGCCTCATCAAGCAAATAGTTGTATGTGTCACGCAAGCCTATAAATTGTGCCTTACCATCTAAACCACGAATGGAGTAGCCTAGCACGTTGGTTCTAAAATAATCGTACATTTCAGTTTTTACTATATTTGCAAGAGCTTTCGTTTGTGCCCTTAAAGCTATGTTTTCGTTAAACGACACAAATGGTATGTCTCGGTATTTGTAAAATTTCTCGTAAAAAGCATAGTCTTTTTTTGCGTAGGCGTTAAATATCTCGTCAATTTCGTTGATGTTTAAATTCGTGTATTTAGATATTTGTTGCACAATTTCTTCATAGTTCCCACCATATTTTAAAATTTGTGCTAGTTGATGGGCTTTGCTAAGTGTTAATTTGCTTAATTCTTTTATAGAAGAGCCAATGCTTTCTAAAAAGTAAACATTGGCTTTGTTTATCCTCTCAACTAGTCGTTCGACTAGTAAATCAATTTGTTCTTCGGTAATCATAGGAGTACCTCCTAACTTAATTTCTCCAACTCTTTAAGCCTTTTAACATTAAGACTTGGCAATACGTTGTTTTCATTGCTAACTTCAAAAATGTTAGTTCCAGTTTCGGTTTCTATTGCTTCTAATTGGCTTATTAGTGTTTCATTTGTTATTTTTTCGTATATTGGCGTTTGCAATCCATAAATTATTTCTAAAGATAAATTTGGATATTGTTCTTTCCATTCAGTTTGAGTAATGGTCTTAACACCATTTGTCGCAATAAATAAGACTGATTGATTATTCGTATTTATTGATATGGTATTATCAGAAAAGTTAAATATATTAGCTTTATAATTAGTAATATAGGATAATCTATTATTTGTATTTGGATAATATTGTGCTAAATTATGTATATTTCTCCAACCTGGATATTTTTCACTATTATTCATATCTGCTATTGCTAATTTTAATTTTTCAGTTAATTTTTTAATATACCATTGTTCTCCATATGGTTCATAAGTAGTATCATCTAAACTATTTAACATCATTGGCTTTATTAATACATTATTTACTGTTGTCCCATTTGGCACCGTTAATTCTATATAACCTTTATTATGTGTTGACATATCTATTTCAGCACCATTTCCTGTATCTGTTGCGAGAACTACATAGCTTTCATTAGTATTATTTAAAGCTCTTAATCTTACACTATTTGTTCCACCATATAAATACTTAGCAGGAAATTCTTTTTGTGTATCTTGATACTGAAGCCCAAACAATTTTATATTTGCTTGTGCAGTTGCAGTGCCGTTTACTAATATACTTCCATCATTTTGAACAGTAAAAGTGACTCCATTCATAGTTTTTATGTTTTCTGGATAAGGATATGGCAGTAAATTCTTACCAGTGCTTTTCTTAATACTATCTTGATAATCTCCAATTTTACATAGTTTATAATCGTAAAATTCTTCATATTCAGTAGCTGTTGAATTTTGTTCTATTTGAATACTGTCTAATATTTCTTGTTCAGTTAAGGTGTCAGAAGTCGTATAATAAAATACAACTAAATATTGACTGTTATTTCCACTTGTAATTGTATAAGTTGTATCGGTAGCTTGGTTACCACTTATAGGATTACATATTGTAGTATTAACGACTGGTAGTTCATCAGTACAACCTATTACAAATCTACTCGATAATATTTTAGAAATTGTATAAGTTGTATCGGCTTTAATTGGGATATATAAACATTTATCTGCATTAGAAGATGTAATTTTGCTATTTCCTAATGCAATATAAGCATTTAATATATTAGCATTTTCTTTATCAAACAAATTCTTTCCATGCAAATTAATTTCGTAGTCTTGGTTGTGGTATGGTTCTAAATCAGTTGATGTTGAATTTTCTTCTATTTGAATACTATTCAATATTTCTTGTAATGTAATTGTTGTATCTTGTGAAGTTTGATATATTCTACTAACTAAATATTTTGCATTTGCCCCTGTTGTTATTGCTATATATTTATGGTTATCATCAATATTAGTTGTATTATTTGTTATTCCAAAAACTTCAACATTTTCTGCTGGTAATTCATTAGTATAACCTAAATAAAACTGTGCTGAATTTATTTTTTGCATTGTATAAGTTGTATTAGGTTTTACTGGTATATAAATAATTCTATTTACCGAATTTAAAGCAATAGTTGTTTGTGTTGAAGAAAAATAAGCATTTATAATATTAGCATTGTTTTTATCAAATAAATTCTTACCATGAACATTAATTGTATTATTACCTGTTACTACTTTAATATCTTGTGGATAATCTGGTGATGGGCTTGGAGAACCTCCCACAAATGGCTCGTAGTCATCTATTGTCACTGGTGTTGTTGATAACATAGGATATATTTTTTCATTTGTAAATATTGTCGTATTTCCTTTTGAAATTTGAATATAAAAATGTCTCATTGTTTTTTCTTCATTAAAAGTTATTGAATAATTATTAGTTGAGTTAAAGCTATAATAAGAAGTTCCATCATACATTATATAGGTTATTGCTGTATTTGAAGGTGGAATTATATAATAAGTAGTGCCTGCTGGTATAATTATAGAGTCGTTTCTGTAAAAATACATTGCTGAATTTCCATTATTGTTATTTTGCCCATTTATTAAAATAGTTCCATCGTCATTTATATTGAAATCAATTCCATTTGAGACTATATATCCTATATATGGGTATACATTTAAATTCTTCCCTGTATAACTATCTTGATGAGTATTACCCTCCATCTCAAATAAGTCTAACTTGCCGTTTTGGGCGTTTTCTAGTGTGAAATTAGAGCCGTTTCCACTTACTTTGGGTAATTTGTTATAAATGTCATTTAGCACGTTAGAATAGCTTCTAAATGTGTCATTTTCGGTTAAATCTGCACCAAACTTATTTAAACCATCTTTAATTTTCAATCTTGTATCATTTAGGTAAGTTAATTTTTCAGCTATTGTTCCCATTAAATTGCCTCCCTATTTATTCCATCTATTGCAGTGGCTATGTCGCCTATACGAGCGTTTAATACATTTTCTAATGTCCCTTTACTTATAAACATATAATTATTGCCACTTTCATATTCGCTATAAGTTCTTTTTAGTGCCATTAAATTCCCAGCCGTTCCAACTCCAGTTGAGTTAGCATTACTAACCTTTATAACACCGCCTTTTGTGATACTTGCATAATCAGTATTCTTTACATACTCTGACAAGTCGCTTTGTTCTAGTTTATTTCCTAAACTTGTTTCTATTTCTTGAATTTTCGTATTATATGTCGTTTTGTCTACTTTACCACCTAGCAACTCATCAGTTCTTGTTTTTGTATAGTAGTCGTTCAATGTCGCATTGTCTACTTTGCCGTTTAAAAGGGTATTAGATTCTTCTTTTGTGTAATAATCACTTAAATCAACCACAATTTGTTTTTCTCCGATTAATTCCCAATCGTTATTCAACCAAACGTACTCATAATACAAATCGCTTTCTTTTGTATCTTCTTTTGGCACGAAATACATCGTGTCACTTCTACCAACTAAAGGCAACTCGTTTACTATCAATAATTGAATTACCCCCGGGTCTCCTTTAGGCCCTTGTATACCTTGCGGACCTTGTTCTCCCTGTGGTCCTTGTGGTCCTACTGGTCCAATTGGTCCTTGTTCTCCGGTGTCTCCTTTTTCACCATCAAAGATTTCTACACTTTTAGTTGTTTCGTCTTGCTTTGTGATAGTAACTATCGCTTTGCCAGTGGTTCTTTCTACATCTATATCTAAATTACTAGCGTTATCTATCGCCTCATCAATGGCATTTAAACCATCATTTAGAGCCTGTTCCATTTGTTCCTTGTCGCTTGGTGTCACCGGCTCGCTATTCTCGAACTCTTCCTTTAAACTACCAACCCATGTACTAATGTAAACTGGGCTTGGGTTGTATCTCTTTATTTCCACATCATTTTTTACTAAATAAGCAACAACGCCAATTTCGATAGTTCCCATCTCTTTTAATACTTCATAAGGTATACTACACTCATCATTTGTTAAAACTTGCTTATATGTGACCCCATCTTTAGTAAAATATGCGTCCTTTGTATAATCCTGTGTTATTTCTTCACTAAATTCAAACTCTATCTTTGTTATATTTATCTCTTTTTCATTAACTGGGTTCTTTTCTATCTCTATTTTGTGTGGATTAACTATTAACTTCATTATTCAACACCTCCACCTACTAAATCGTTTGTGCTTGGATCATTTTCTTTTACCTCTGCTATTTTTTTCTTTGCTATCTCTTCAGTTTCACCAAATATCTTTTCACGATATTCAACGGAACTTATTATTCCAGCATTCTTTTCTCTTAAAGCCCTGTTGCTTTCGGCTTCTTTATCTTCAATTATACTATCATCAAATTGTATAACCATATCATCGGTGCTTATATTATAATTTCCAAATGCAGTGCTTGCGTAACAAATAGCATTTGTTAAATCGTAAATGGCACTCTCGTAGCCAATTTCCAATTTCTTTTTTCTTCTAAATAATTTACTATTACTTGAAACCACAGCAGTCGCAGTGTTTAAAGTTTCACCATCGAAGTGGTAGTGATTCTCACCAAAGCCCACTTTATTTCCTAAAATATTCAAATTAGTATTTAAAGTAGCAATTTGTTTATCAGTTCTTAAATCGTCTGTATCACTTTGAATTAAATCGTCTTTAGTTGCTCCTTTTGGTAAAACATAAACACTATCATCATCTTCATCAAATACCATTTTTTGCTCGCCAGCATCGTAATTTAGCATATCTGCTCTTACAAATGTTCTTCTTCTGTTATTTACTTCATTTTTTAAAGCGTCAAATGAAATATCAACAGCTTTTAAATTGTCAATAGCGTTGGCATAATGTGGTATACCAAATGGGCTATTACTAAATAAATTATTCGTAAGTAAAGGTTTAAATATAGCAAACCATTTTATATTTGATCTAGTGTCGAACTCGCTCATTGTTCCTTGCTCATCAGTTATTTCAGTTAAATTACCATTTGTATCTCTAAATAAATGATTGTGAATTATATAATTCCCTGTTCTTTCATCTTTCTTATGCACTGATAAAATTACATATTTTTGACCTTTATTATATTCCACACTACCAAATGCACACTCGGTAATTTCTTTATTATTCCAACTTAATGGATAGATCCAATCAATGTCTACTAAATTAACTCTAGTCTTTGCGTTTGATACATCTAAATACATACCATCTTCATTAGATATTAAATCATAAACACTGACAACTGTCGCACACGTTCCTAATGCTCCGCTCTTTTCAATTGACTGATTTATTAATGTGTATAAATCTAAAGCATTTATTAAATCCTCAAAATCTTTTTGTGAACGTTCATCTTTTAATGATATTTCACATTTTTCACTCCAAAGAATATCGCTCCAGTCCTCGCTTATTTCCTTTGCCATGTTCATGGTATATCTATGCCTTTTCTTTTTCTTTAAACCATTAAATGAAAAGTAATTGTGAAAACTTTTTACATTCCCCTCATACCACGATTTCCACTGGTCAATATACGTTTGTAGCATATTTTTTACATCTGAATTATACCCATATTCTTCTGTTAAAAAATCTTCTAACTTCAACTAAATCTCCCTCCTTTTATATTAGTCATAAGTTTATCATAAAACGGAAACATTGAATACTCGCTTGCGTCCAAATCATCTATTGGCGTTGTTCCATCATCAAGTCTTGTGTCAGGTTCTTTATCACTCCACACAGCTTGTTCATACGCTTCCTTTAAATATTTGCACTTTTTAAGTATAAATCGTCTGTGTTGTGCAAATAACATTTGATCCATATAAATTCTATCAATAATTTTACCCTTACTGCAATCATCAACCTTTAAAGGTATTTTTTCTTGTTGTAAATAACGATTTAATCCAAATGTTAATACTTGGCCTAATGCCCCGTAATCCGCAAATGAGTGTGTTACTTTACCATATTGATCTACAACTCTTTTATAAAAATTAACAAAAGCTTTATAAAAATCTTCAGGAGCATACAAGCCAACTAATTTCTCTTCATCGATAGTCCACGCCTCTTTAAAATATGGTGTTATTCCTGTTGCCTTTAATTCAGTTTCACCTTTAGTAGCCCCATAATCCACACCAATTGAAATAATTAAAAAGTTTAATTTATTTTCTTTTTCATCAACCGCATCATCTTTCATAAATAAATCTTTGTTGTCGTTAAATTGTTTGTAAATTAAACCTTCTGCTAAAACCCAAAGCCCTAGAATAAATCTTTCATAAAATACTTGTCCTAATGATTCATATTCTTTTCTTAAATTTTCAAAATACTCTTCATTTTCTTCTTTTAAAATTACATTGTCATCAAATTGAAAATTCCATGTTTTCTTATCTAAGTTTTCATTGTCTATTATTTCAGTTTTTACCCAATGTGTCGGTGTGTCGGGGTTGGTAGTTGCGTATAATTTAGCACCTTTGTAACTCAAACGTGATAAAAGCATTGTGTAAAATTCAAATGGTATTTGTGTTAGCTCGTCCACATAAGCCCCAGCCAATGTCATACCACGAATTTTGCTTTCAGCTCTCTCATCATTTGCACCTTCAAGCCATATTTGTCGCCCAAATAATAACCCACTTTTTTGGCTCGTTGAATATGCAAAATTATTCTTGCCTACGAGGTCTTGTAATAACCCTAGGCAGTTTCTTTTTAGTGCAGTAATAGTTTTACCTGTCATTAAAAATTCGGCGTCACTAGGCATACTTCCTACAAAAATAGCCCACTTTAATAATGATATATAAGTCTTACCACTACGGACTGCACCCGATAATAAATTTATACGACTATCTTCATTAAGAATAAAATCCAGTTGTTTTGGATTCAACATCTCATCAATCTTTTTTGACATTATTCAAAGCTCCAATCAAATCTCCAATGATTCCATTGTTCTCGTCTTTAATTTCAACTTGGTCTTTTTGGCCTAAATACTGTTTACCTAAAAATATAGCCATTGTAGGATTCTTTTTTGCTAAATCAAATTGGTATCTTCTTAATGAAACTTTGCCTATTCCCCTTTTTTGTTGGAATACTAGGGAAAAGTTTTCACCATACGTTGAATTACACCAACTATTCAATGTTTTTTCAGATACATCTAAAACTGCACATATTTCTTCTTTCGTGCATTGTATTCCACAAAGTTTTTCAAATAAGCCCTTATCAATTGTAGCTTGTTTTTGTTTAATTTGCCCCTTTGCCATATTTATCACCTCATTTTCTTTCATTTCATTATCTTTCTTTTCATTACATTAAATAAACCAGTTCTAAATCCATCTATATCTCCTGATAATATTTGGCCTTTAAAGGTTCTATATTGTTGTTTATTTAATTTATATTTATAATACTTTAATAATTTAAAGCATTCTTGGATTTCATTCATTTATATTCTCCTCATATTCTTTTAGCGATAAATTATCACTTACTATTTTTATTGATTCTACTCTTTTAAATCCTAATGCACATATATATGCTAGTTCCATATCAAATACACATGGTTTTTCTATTTTTGTTTCTAATACAAAGTCATTACTTGTAAAACATTTTATTGTACTTTCTTTATCTAATGTGTATTCTGGTTCATTATATATCACGTTTGGATGGTATAATCTGCTTTCTCCAACTCTTATTTCTGTTCCTATTGGTAATACATTACTTCCTACATAGCCAAAATTGATTATTTTTAGCCATTTAGGAAGTCTTTTTAGTTTTCTTATTACATTTATACCGCCTACACCTGTTTTGATGATTTTTTGTCCTTTAAATCGTTTTTTTGCTAGGTTGTATTCTTCATCAGTTGCTACTACTATCACTTATTTTCACTGCCTTTTCTCCAGTAAAGTTTTCCCATCTTTGAATAATTACATCTATATAATGTGGGTCTAGTTCCATCATATAACATTTTCTATTTAATTGTTCACAAGCAATAAGAGTTGAACCACTTCCACCAAATAAATCTAATACATTTGTTTTTGAATATAATTTTATATATTTTGCACATAATTCAATTGGTTTACTGTAACTTAAATCATTATCACTATCTTTTTTCCCTATATAACATTTTGAATACATTTCTTTATCCAAACCTTTGTTGGGGTCTTGATTTCCTATTATTGCAATGTATTCACAATCTGTCATCATATGTCCTTTATAGTTTGGAACTGTATTTATTTTCTTATAAAAGCACAAATCATAAGGCATATTATTTTGTTCAGCTAATTCAATATATTTTTTTATCAATGGTTTGTTATGACAATATATATTTGTATCACTTACTATAATTAAATTTTCAGGATTAAAACTATCGACACCATTTTCTTTTATTTGTTTCATAGAATTTGCACTTTTTAATATTCCACCACCTTGTGTATCTAATTGATAAGGTGGGTCAGTAAAAGTCAATTCACATTTATTATTATCTAATAATTTATTTATATCTTCTTCATTTAATGCACTTCCACACATTAATCTATGATTTCCTAATTGGTATATATCACCTAATTTTGCTTTTGGTTCTTCTGGTACATCTGGTACTTCATCTTCTACAATTTCTTGTTCTTCTTCTATATCTAAATCTATATCAAATCCAAAATCACTCATATCTATTGTGTCAAAGTTGTCTAATTCATCATTTAATATGTCTATATCAAAATCACTATTCATTGTTAATTTATTGTGTGCTAGTGTGTAGGCTTTTCTTTCTTCATCAGTTAAGTGGTCTAGGCGAATAATAGGCACTTCTTTCATTCCTAACTCTTTACAAGCAATTAATCTGCCATGTCCTTCCACTATTTCATCTTTCCATATTCCAATTGGATCATCCATGCCAAACTGTTCTATTGATTTTTTTATTTGTTCTATTTGTTCTTGTGGATGTAATTTAGCATTATTCTTATAAGGTTTAATACTATTTATATCTACATATTCTATTTTTAATTTTTCCATATACTCTCCTTTTCTCTTTTGGAATTATCCCACCCAAATTATAACATTTTTATGTATAAAAATCAAAAAAAAGAAAGCAGGGTTTCGATGCGTGACAATTCCTGCTTTCTCCAAAAGAATAAAAAGGGTGTGGGGAATATATCCCTCACGAGTATAGTATAGCATAAAATAAAAAAGAAAACAAATTCAGTTTTCTTGCTTTATTATTCATCTTCTTCATAATTTTCATATATAATCATACAATGATACTTATCTTTACTATAAAAGCCATCATGCGTTGTTACACAAAACTTTATATCATAAACTTTCAAATTTTCTATAAAATTATTAACATTTTCAGTTAAAGTGTTTCTGTTATCGCTTTCATATATTTTAATTTTTTTTATTCTTCATCACCACCATTTAATATATTTAATGAATCTTTATAAAACATATCAAACCAATCTTGTATTTGCTTTTTGCTTGACAATTCAAATACCAATTGATGATTATGTATATATTCGATTTCTTTTTCACATCTTGATTTGTATTTTTGTGCTTCTGCATAATTCATTGCGTTACTTATTAATAATTCATCATCATTTACTTTTGAAAATATACGTTTATTTTTTTTCTTTTAATCTTTTGTTTTCTTGTTGTAAATATTTTATCTTGTCTTTTGATTTTTCATCTAACCACATATAAAATAAAGTCATGTCATTGGGATTTTCATATTGTTTTACTTTTTCTTGTAAATTAGTTATGTAATCTAATAAAATATCCCTTTCTTCACATAAAAATACTTTGTAAGGTATACCATCACTAGGATAATAATCCCATTTATCATCTTTTAAATAATCTAATATTTCTTTTATTTCGTCATTCATCTAATCACCAACCTTATATTCCATTTGTGAAAATTGTTCTTTTGTTACTATTGATTTAATAAAATCTTCACTTAACCATCTATCATAACCAGCATAATTTATTTTTACTCTTTTATCTATAACATTTCCATCATTATCCCAAGTTGTAGCACCTGCAAACAAAACCTTATATCCATTAACATAATCTCCAACTTCTATTAAATCTATTATGTTTGGACTTGATTTGATAATAGTATCTTCATCATACCACATTTCATTATCTGCATCAGTTAAATATATATACCTATGTTTATCATTGCAAGGTGTAATATATTCTTCTTGAATTATTTTTCCAATTTTACCATCTTTAGTTCTTACATAATCTCCAACTTTCATTATTACTCACCTTTGCTTTCTAAAATAGCATCTCTAATAACTAATTTGTATTGGTCATATTTTCCACCAAGTAAATGTTTCTTGTTTTCTTTTAAAAAATCTATTAATTCATCTATATTATTAACTAATCTAGTCCAACCATTTAATAATTCATTTTTACCATTTGTTATATCATATTTTTCTAAAATTATCATACTTATTCTCCTTTGCTTTTAAGATAATCTGTTATTTCCCTTACTGTTTTATATAATTGATACACTTGTGCTCCATTAGTATATTCCTCAAATAAAGCTTCTGGTATTATTTTAGGTATTTTCTTTTCTTCTTTTGGTGTATCTTCTATTATTTCTACTTCATCGTTTAATTCAATAGCACCTTGGTCTAATTTATTTATAATATTTTCACTACATACAAACATAGTGTCTTTACCTAATGCTCTATGAATATAATTTATATACTTAGGTACTTCTTCTCCATTTGCTATTTTATTTAAAAGCTCAATTATTCTCATATTCTATTCTCCTTCCTTTTTTAGTAGTTCAAAATTTAGTTTTGCATTTTTCTTTAAATTGTCTTTTGCTTTTAATAATTGTAAATTTGTATAATGGCATAATTTAATTATTTCTTCTTCGGTATTTGCTGTTTTTAATGGAATAATATGATCTATATGAACTTTTTCTTTTTTATCCCATTCAATACCATAATTATTTTTATAAGTATTTAGTAAATAATCTATAAAAAATTCAATACTACAACCTAATATTTCTTCTGTATGTTTATTTTTCTTTTTACTTTTTCTACTAAATGAATCTTTTAGCATTTCTCTTACTTGGCATTTTAATCTATAAATATCATCAGTTTTTCTTCTAATTTTATTTTTTTCATTTTTTATACTCATTAATCTTTTTCTGTTTTTATTAAAATATATAAGATTTCTAATTCTTATTTTTTCTTTATTCTTTAAATAATATTGTTTATCTTTCTTTAATATTATTTCTTTATTATCTTTATAATATTTTTTTCTTCTATTTTTAACTTTTTCTTCATTTTTCTTATCATATATTCTTCTTTTTAATTTTAATTTTTCTCTATTTCTGCGTCCATATTCTCTACTTTGCTCATTCATTTTTTCTTTATGATTTTTATAATATTCTCTACTATTTTTATTAGCTTTTTCTTTGTTTTTTAAATGATATTCTTTTAAATATTTATTTCTACATTCTTTGCAAGGATTTCTATATTTTCCTTTTTCAATAGTAAATTCTTCAATATTTTTTTCAATACCACATCTATTGCATATTTTAGTTTCCATAACATCTCCCCTTTATTCTAAAAAACAAAAGAGATACTTTTATGAATACATTAGGCAAATTATTGCTAGATGACCTACCTAATATACTCATAAAAATATCTCTTTGTCATCTAGCACTTTAATTATACCATAAATATATGAATAAATCAATTTTTATTATTCAAAATTTCAATTATCTTTTCGCCCATTTTTGCTCTAGGTACAATAATAAATCTAATTCCATATTTCTTTTTCATAGTACACATGATTTTAAATAATGTTTCACCTTTTACTTTCGTATGTGGAGAACTCCAATTTTTAATATCTTCAACTGATTTAATTTTAGATTCAGCTATAAGAAATATGAAGTCTTTGCATCCATCTTCTTTGGCTCTTGCTATTTCTCTTTTAATTCGTTCGTGTTCACTTGTATGGCATAAGTTTCCTGCTAATTCTAATAAACTATCTTTTCGGTCGATTACTACATTGTTGTTTTTGTAAAGTTTGTAATCCCCATAGTCTAGTTTACTTACTATGTAATCAATATTATTTTTATCAAAATATTCTAATATTTTCTTATGCCCTTTTTCACGAGTATCAACAATAATTAAATTATTCATCCTTACCCCCAGCACTCACTAAAACCATTATTATTGCGCCCATAAAGAATGATGCCATTAAACCTAAAATATACATATATACCTCCTATTCTTCAGGCATTTGATATACTACTCTGCTCATTTCTTTGTAATCTATTAATATATTTTGTATTTCATCTAATACTTCTAATGCTCTTTCTTTTGTTTTATATATTCCTAAATATATTTCACTAGCATATCTACCTTCATCCCATACAATAATATTATTATCATCAACATCAATTCTTCTTGTATTTATTAATGTTCTTTTATCTTGGCTTCTTATCCAAAGTTCGATAAGTCATCACTCCTTTTCTAAATATTTAAAAGAATAACCACAAGTTGATTTTAACTTTCCCTGACATACTTCTGTTATATGTGCATTTTGGTTATTCAAATCTTTTTTTGCTTCTAATAAAGAATTATATATTTTTCCATCACTTCTAATAATTCTTTTTTTATTAGCTTCGTGGCATTCTTTACAATTACTATATGAAACTTTTAATATCTTATGTTTATGAACTGTTTGTTCTTTATAAGTTGCCCATTCTAAATTTTCCACTCTATTATCTAATTTATTTCCGTTAATATGATTAACAGTTTCTTTATTAACTGGATTATCAATGAAAGTCAAGGCAATTAACCTATTAACTCTATAAGTTTTTGCAATTCCATTTTTAGATAATCTTACCATATAATAACCGCTTTTGTTTTTTGTATATTTTAATATTTTACCTTTTTGTAAATATTCATTAGTCCCATTTTTTCTAATATGTGGCAAACTTCTTATTTCTCCATTTAAATTTGCCTGATATAAATTTTCATAATTTGGTATATCCTTCCACATTTTTATCACCAATTTAATTTTATCATAATTTTATCTTGTTGTCAATCCATAAATCCATATTTGCCTCCTACTCGTATTGATCCTCAACAGGTATTCTTTTATAATTTTCTCGAACATCCTCTCGCATATAATCAATTTCTTTCTCTAAATTTTCAATTTTATTTAATAAATCTTCAAACATATTTTCAATTTCATCTTTATTAATCAAGCGTGTTTTTTCATCGCCAGCTTTAAACTTATTGTAATTTGTCATTGTTGCATTTTCAACTCTTAAAATTAAACTATAATCTATTTCCATAATACACCTCTTAAAAAAACGCTAAATATGTAGCACTTAAAAGTATAAAAATTGTACTTGATACTACAAAAATTTTAAAAAATCTATCAAATTTTGCTTCTTTCTTTTCACGTTGCAATCTTAAAATTCTTTCTCTATCTGATGCTTTGTTAATTGATTCTAACATTGCTAAACTTTCTTCATCCTCATAAAACCCCTCAAATTTATTTTTTTTCTTCATATTATCCCTCTTTCTTCTCTACTACTATTTTTTTATCTACGGCTTTAACTTCGATCTCATCATCTTCATTAATTCCTGCTTTAGCTACCACTTCTTTAGAAACGATTATGTGATAGCAATTAATTTTCTTTTCACCCTTTGAATTATAATAAACTTGTTTGTTTAGCTTACTCACTTTATCACCTCCACTATTAATATATTAACACATTAAAACAAAAAAGTAAACATTTTTTGCTTACTTTTTAAAATTTATTTTATATTCTGTTTTTTCATTTTTTAATTTTATAACTTTGTCTAATTGTTTAGAATATAAATATATTTTATTCATGCAATACATTCTAATAATATCGATAGGAGAGGTAGTTTTTAATAATTTTTTAAATTCTTTTTCTTTCATTTTTACACTTCTTTCTATTTAC